AGAGTATGAGTTTATTATAGATGGTCAAAAACTATACAGACTATTATCAAATTTTATTACAATCAAATATGAATATCAAGGAAACGAAGAAGAATATAATCCAAGCTGGACATAAAGCAGTTGAAGAACTAATTAAAGTTGCTAAAGAAGCTATTGTAGATTCTGACGATGATATTTCTGCTGACAGATTAAAAAATGCTGCAGCTACAAAAAAGCTAGCTATATTTGATGCGTTTGAAATACTTAATAGAATACAAGAAGAAGAAAACTTATTAGAAGGTAAAGAAACTAAAAGCGAGGTTAAAGTATTTAAAGGCTTTGCAGAAGGTAGATCAAGATAATGTACGAACAGAATTTATTTAAAATAGTAGAACCTATAAAAAAAACTACTATAAGCAGACTTAATAAAGGTAAGAAGTGGAAGTACGGTTACAATAAAGAACACAATATTGTTGTTATATCTAAGACAGGTCAGATAGGTGATATATATGAAATACAAAACTTTCAAATAGCATTGCCAAAAGAAGGTAGTGTGTATAGCAACAAAGAAAAAAAGTGGAAACAGTTTGAATATCCTAAAGAACTATCAAGACTTAAAAACATATTTGACTGGCGTGGTTATCCTGAAGAAAAAAAGTCTAGTTGGTTTGACTATATAGACGAAGAGTTTAAACGTAGAGAAGAAGGTTTTTGGTTTAACAATAAAGGAACACCAACGTATATGACTGGTACGCACTATATGTACTTGCAATGGAGTAAAATAGATGTTGGTGCACCAGACTTTAGAGAAGCAAATAGATTGTTCTATATATTCTGGGAAGCATGTAAAGCAGATAAAAGATGTTACGGTATGTGCTACCTTAAAAATAGAAGATCTGGTTTTTCTTTTATGTCATCAGCTGAAACAGTTAATCAAGCCACTATATCTACAGATGCAAGGTTTGGTATATTATCTAAAACAGGAGCTGATGCTAAGAAAATGTTTACAGACAAAGTTGTACCTATATCAATTAATTATCCTTTCTTTTTTAGCCCTATCCAAGATGGTATGGATCGTCCAAAATCTGAACTTGCATATAGAGTTCCAGCTTCTAAATTCACTAGAAAGAAAATTACAACAAACGAAAAGCTTGAAGAAATAGAAGGATTAGATACAACTATAGACTGGAAAAATACAGGTGACAATAGCTATGACGGTGAAAAACTAAAACTACTAGTACACGATGAAAGTGGTAAATGGGAAAGACCCGATAATATATTAAACAACTGGCGAGTTACAAAAACATGTTTACGATTAGGTAGTAGAATTATTGGTAAATGTATGATGGGCTCAACTTCAAACTCATTAGACAAAGGTGGAGAAAACTTCAAACGATTATACAGCGCATCAGATGTTACTAAGCGAAACAGAAACGGCCAGACAGCGTCTGGTTTATATTCTCTTTTTATCCCAATGGAGTGGAACTACGAAGGATTTATTGACGAGCACGGAAGCCCAGTCTTCGATAGTCCAGACCATGATGTCTTTGACCCACACGGGGAATTAATAGATATAGGTGTTGTAGAAAACTGGCAAAACGAAGCTGATGGTTTAAAAGGAGATCAAGATGCTTTAAATGAGTTTTATAGACAGTTTCCAAGAACTACAGAGCACGCGTTTAGAGATGAAACAAAAAACAGTATATTTAATTTAGTAAAAATATACGAACAAATAGATTACAACGAAGAAATGTCTAGGACACTAGGTGTTACTAAAGGTAATTTTCAATGGGTTAATGGTGTAAAAGATTCTACAGTAATATTTTATCCAGATCCAAAAGGTAGGTTTAAAGTAAGCTGGGTACCACCAACTAATATACAAAACAAAGTTGTTATAAAAAATGGTATTAAATGGCCTGGCAACGAACACATGGGTGCATTTGGTTGTGATAGCTACGATATATCAGGAACAGTTGACGGTATAGGTTCAAAAGGTGCTTTGCATGGTTTGACTAAGTTTAGTATGGAAGACGCACCAGCTAATCAGTTTTTTTTAGAATACCTTGCAAGACCTCAAACAGCTGAGATATTCTTTGAAGATGTTCTAATGGCATTAGTATTTTACGGGATGCCTATACTCGCAGAGAATAACAAACCTCGTCTATTGTATTATTTACGAAGACGTGGTTACAGAGGTTTTAGTATGAATAGACCTGATAAAATATGGAATAAATTATCTGTAGCAGAAAAAGAAGTAGGTGGTATACCTAACTCAAGTGAAGATATAAAACAAGCTCATGCCGCTGCAATTGAAATGTATATTCAAGGTCATGTAGGTATGAAACAAGACGGATCATTTGGTAGTTGTTATTTTAATGAACTACTTAACGACTGGGCTAAATTTGATATAAACAAAAGAACAAAGCATGATGCTTCTATAAGTTCTGGTTTAGCTGTCATGGCTAACAACAGGCATTTATATGTACCTAATGCAAAAGTAGAAAAACCCAAACTAAATATAAATATTGCTAAGTACACAAACAAAGGCAATACATCTAAATTAATTAAAAAATAAATATGGCAGAGTCTGTTATAAATAATTATTTTCCAAGTCAAGTTGTAAGCGACGTTGAAAAAATGAGCTATGATTATGGTTTAAAAGTAGCTAAAGCTATAGAAGCCGAATGGTTTAATATAGATAGAGGTTTTAATAGATATAGAAATCATCAAAATGATTTTCACAAATTAAGATTATACGCTAGAGGAGAACAATCAATACAAAAATATAAAGATGAATTATCTATTAATGGAGATTTATCTTATCTTAATCTAGACTGGAAACCAGTACCTATCATACCTAAGTTTGTTGATATAGTTGTTAACGGTATTGCAGAAAGAACATACGACATAAAGTGTTACTCACAAGATCCTTTTGGTGTTAGTCAACGTACTGATTATATGGAGTCTATCATGAAAGATATGAAGACTCAAGAAATAAACGACTACGTTGCAAATGCTTTTGGAGTTGATTTGTACGAAAATGATAAAGAAAAACTACCAGATTCAAAAGAAGAACTAGACTTACACATGCAGTTAAGTTATAAGCAGTCTGTAGAAATAGCAGAAGAACAAGCTATTAATACGTTGCTAGAAGGAAATAACTATGAATTAATTAAAAAACGTTTTTACTACGATCTTACAGTTTTAGGTATTGGTGCTGTAAAAACTTCTTTTAACACGTCTGAAGGAGTTGTTGTTGATTATGTTGATCCTGCTGATATAGTTTATTCTTATACTGAATCACCATACTTTGATGATATATATTATGTTGGTGAAGTAAAAATGATACCTGTAAACGAGTTAGTAAAACAATTTCCTTTTTTGTCTGATGAAGATTTAAAAGAAATAGTAAAAAACAAATATAGTAATCAGTCTAATTATCATAACAACAATAACAATTTAAACGAAGAAGATAATAACAAAGTGCAGGTTTTGTATTTCAACTACAAGACTTATATGAACGAAGTTTATAAAGTAAAAGAAACTGGTAGTGGTGCTGATAAAATTTTATCAAAAGACGATACGTTTAATCCACCTAATGAAGACAACTTTGGAAAACTACAAAGATCTGTAGAGTGTTTATATGATGGTGCTTATATTTTAGGTACTGGAAAGTTACTTAAGTGGGAGATGGCTAAAAATATGATGAGGCCTAAAAGTGACTTTACTAAAGTTAAAATGAACTATAGCATTGTAGCTCCACGTATGTACAAAGGTCGTATTGAATCTTTAGTACAACGTATTACTGGTTTTGCTGACATGATACAACTTACACATTTAAAACTACAACAAGTGCTGTCACGCATGGTACCAGATGGTGTTTATTTAGATGCTGATGGTTTAGCTGAAATTGATTTAGGTAACGGTACAAACTATAATCCACAAGAAGCTTTAAACATGTTCTTTCAAACAGGATCTGTTATAGGTAGGTCTTTTACTTCTGATGGCGATATGAATCCTGGTAAAGTGCCAATACAAGAAATAACAAGTGGTAGTGGTGGTAATAAGATGCAAGCTTTAATTGGTACATACAATTATTATTTACAAATGATAAGAGATGTAACCGGGCTAAACGAAGCTAGAGATGCTGCAACGCCAGATAAAAACGCTTTAGTTGGTGTTCAAAAACTAGCAGCTGCTAATTCTAACACAGCAACAAGACATATACTACAGTCTGGTTTGTTTTTAACAGGTGAGGTTGCAGAGTGTTTATCACTTAGAATATCTGATATATTAGAATATTCACCAACTGCAGATGCTTTTGTACAAGCTATAGGAGCTCACAACGTTGCTACACTAGGTGAAATGAAAGAATTACACTTGTATGACTTTGGTATATTTATAGAGTTAATGCCTGATGATGAAGAAAAAGCAATGCTTGAAAACAATATACAGATGGCATTGCAACAACAAACTATAGATCTTGAAGATGCTATTGACGTTAGAGAAATTAAAAACGTAAAACTTGCAAATCAAATATTAAAGATTAGAAGAAAGAAAAAACAAGAAAGAGATCAGCAAGTGCAACAACAAAATATACAAGCACAAGCACAAGCTAATATGCAAACGCAACAAGCTTCTGCTGAAATGGAAGTTCAAAAAGAAATGGCTAAGATGCAAGCTGAAGCCCAACTTGAACAAATGAAGGCGCAATTAGACGCGCAAAAACAAGCTCAAGAAGTTGAATACAAAAAACAATTAATGGAGCTAGAGTTTAACATGAACATGCAGTTAAAGCAAATGGAAACTCAGAACTTAAGAACAAAAGAAAAACAAAAAGAGGATCGTAAAGACGAAAGAACAAGAATTCAAGCTTCACAACAAAGTGAGATGATTGAACAAAGAAATAGTCAAAAACCACCTAAAAACTTTGAGTCTTCAGGTAATGATACTATAGGAGGCGGGTTTAATTTAGGTGAATTTGATCCTAGATAACAATTATTAATTATTATTATATTATATTATGGAAGAAAACGTAGAAAACGTAGTTGAAGAAACTACACAACCAACTGAACAAGTTGAAGAAACTAAATTTAAAAGCGCTGGAGATGACAGTATTTTAAAAGTAGATTTAAGCAAACCACCAACACCAAAAAAAGAACAAGAAAATGAAACTACAGAAAAAGTTGCAGAAGATAACACTGACAACAGCGGAGTGGTTGAGCTCGTTGAAGATGCCGACACCACAGAAAAACAAGAAGAAGTACAACCGGAAGCTGAAACACAAGAAACTCCAGTATTAGAAGAAATTACTGATGAAGAAGTTCAAGAGCAAACAGAAGGATTAAAAGAAGAAGTTTTAGAAGCTGCTGAAGAAGCAGAAAAAACTGGTATACCTTTACCTGAAAATTTACAAAAAGTTGTAGATTTTATGGAAGACACTGGTGGTACGCTAGAAGATTACGTACGTCTTAATCAAGATTATTCTAGCTACGACGATATGACAGTGCTTAGAGAGTATTACAAGCAAACAAAATCTCACTTAACAGATGATGAAATTAGTTTTTTAATGGAAGACTCATTTTCATATGATGATGATGTTGATGAAGAGAGAGATATTAAAAAGAAAAAAATAGCGTTAAAAGAGCAAGTTGCCAACGCTAAAAGCCACTTAGACGGGCAAAAGTCTAAATACTATGAAGAAGTTAAAGCTGGTTCTAGGTTAAACCCTGAACAACAAAAAGCTTGGGACTTCTTTAATAGGTACAACAAAGAATCGAAGGAGAACGAAAAGATAGCTAAAAAACAAACTGATACTTTTTTAAATAAAACTAATCAAGTTTTTAACGATACATTCAAAGGTTTTGAATATAACATCGGCGATAAGAGGTATAGGTTTAACGTGAAAAATGCTAACGAGATTAAAGAAACACAAGGTGATATTAATAATTTTGTCAAAAAGTTTTTGAACAAAAACAACGAAATGTCAGATGCCAAAGGTTATCATAAATCTTTATTTACAGCAATGAATCCCGATGCTATTGCTAATCACTTTTATGAACAAGGTAAAGCAGATGCTATGAAAGATAGCGTTGCTAAAGCTAAGAACGTTGATATGAACCCAAGACAATCTCATGGGGCTGTTGAAGCGGGAGGTATGAAAGTAAGAGTGCTAGGCGAAAACTCTAATGATTTTAAGTTTAAAATTAAAAATAAATAATAAATTTAAAAAAACAAAATTATGGCAATTACTGCAGGAGGTAGTTTAAATAGTGTAGCTGCATCAGTGCAACAAACACTAGCTTCAAACTACATTGATTTTACAAGTGCTGACACCGCAGGGTGGGCACAACAATATTTACCAGATCTTATGGAAAAAGAAGCTGAGGTTTTTGGAAACAGAACAATCTCAGGATTTCTTTCACAAGTAGGAGCTGAAGAGGCTATGACTGCTGACCAAGTTATTTGGTCTGAGCAATCTAGACTACATTTATCTTACGTAGGTACAGTAGCTACTGCTGGTGACGTGAACGGTACATTTACAGTTGTAACTGATATTGATGGAAATACAGACGTAGCGTCTAGTAACCACGGTATTAGAGTTAACGATATTGTACTTATAGCAACATCTGGTATAGTTACTAAATGTTTAGTTGTTGAAACTCCAGACTCAAACGTTGTTTCTGTTGAACCTTATGATAAAGCTGATTTAACTGGCCATGCTACAACTGCTAGTGGATCTATTTTATTAGTTATTGGTTCTGAATATGGAAAAGGACAGTCTTACTCTGATACAACAGGTACTCACAGTGCTGAAAGAAGAGCTGCTTTAGCACCTACTTTCAAGTCGTTTAACAACAAGCCAATCATAATGAAAGATTACTATGAGATCTCTGGATCTGATGCGTCTGCAATTGGTTGGGTTGAAATTTCTGGTGAAACAGGACAAAATGGTTACCTATGGTACTTAAAAGCTGAAGGTGATACAAGAGCTCGTTTTACTGATTACTTAGAAATGACAATGCTAGAAGCTGAAAAAACAGTTGCTAACTCTATTATCGGTTTTGCTGATAAACAAATTAGAGGTGCTGCTGATTCTGGTGCTGGTGGTTCTGGTACTGAAGGTTTATTCGCTGCTATTGAGTCTAGAGGTAATGTTACTTCTGGAGTTACTGGTGTTAACCCTGCTACTGATTTAGCTGAGTTTGACGCTATATTAGCAGAATTTGATAAGCAAGGTGCTATTGAAGAAAACATGATGTTTGTAAACAGAGCTACTTCGTTAGCAATGGACGATATGTTAGCTTCAATGAATTCTTACGGTGCTGGTGGTACATCTTATGGTGTATTCAACAACTCTGAAGATATGGCATTAAATTTAGGTTTTTCTGGTTTCAGAAGAGGTTCTTATGACTTCTACAAGTCTGACATGAGATACTTAAATGACAAAGCTACAAGAGGTGAAATTAACCGTGTTGCAGGATCTGCTGCAATTAGAGGGGTTTTAATTCCAGCTGGTGTAACTTCTGTTTATGACCAAGCTTTAGGAAAAAACTTGAAGAGACCTTTCTTACATGTAAGATTTAGAGCTTCACAAACTGACAATCGAAGAATGAAAACTTGGGTTACTGGTTCTGTTGGCGCTGCTACATCTGCTTTAGATGCAATGCAAATTCACTATTTATCTGAAAGATGTCTAGTTACACAAGGTGCTAACAATTTCATGTTAATGAAATAAGCACATTTATTTAAAGAACCGGGGCTTCGGCCTCGGTCCTTTTATTTTATTAATTTTATTATATATTATATTATGGCTAAAAAAGCAAAAAAAGCTTACGCAGGAGATCCTGGCGATGAGCACGTAGAAAAAACGGTTGTACAACAACCAGAAGTTAAAAGAAAAGAACCAGCTTACAAAACATTAGAAGACGGTTGGGAAATTAAAGACAGAATATACAAGTTAAAAGGTAACAAAAGACCTTTGTCAAGATCTATTAAGTCAGCAAACATACATTGGTTTGATGAAAAAAAAGGTTATGAAAGAGAACTTAAATACTGTCAAAACCAAAGAACAGTTTTTGTTGATGAAATGAAAGGCGATCAAAGACTAGAACATGTTGTTTTTAGAAACGGTATATTGATTGTTGAAAGAGAAAAAACAGTTTTACAAAAGCTACTTTCTTTGTATCACCCTGATAGAAACGTAATGTTTTATGAAGAAAAACCAGTTGATAATGCAATAGGGCAAATTGATTGGTTAGAAATGGAGATAGATGCGTTAAACGCTGCTAAAAACGTTGACATTGATATGGCAGAAGCTATCATGAGGGTTGAGGTTGGTTCTAAAGTAACAGAGATGAGTTCTATGGAACTTAAAAGAGATTTACTATTATATGCTAAAAGAAATCCTCAACTGTTCTTAGAATTAATTAATGATGACAATGTTGTTCTTAGAAACTTTGGTATTAAAGCAACAGAAATGGGGTTGTTAGTATTATCTCAAGATCAAAGAACTTTTTCTTGGGGATCTAACGGTAGAAAACTAATGAACGTACCATTTGATGAGCATCCATATTCAGCTTTAGCCGCTTGGTTTAAAACTGATGAAGGTATGGAAATATATTCAAACATAGAAAAACAATTAAAATAATCAAACTGTAGGAGCGGTCGCTCTACGGGGCGACTGCAAACTACAATAAAAAATTATGGCGGTAAGTATAGATAAAGTTTATCAAAAAGTTTTAGCAATAGCTAACAAAGAGCAAAGAGGTTATATAACTCCACAAGAGTTTAACTTATTTGCAGATCATGCTCAGATGGATATATTTGAGCAATATTTTTATGATATAAACCAGTTTGGTAGAACACCTGGTAACGATACTGCTTATTCTGATATGCTAACTTTATTAGAAGAAAAAATTAGTATATTTAAAAATATAAAATTATTAAACTACCACTCACCTTATTTTCAAAAACCAAGAGAATTATATAGAGTAGGTACTATAGAAACTGGTTTTGGTATTGTTGAACAAGTTACTCAAAAAGAATACTTAAACATTAAACTATCACCTTTAGCAAAGCCAACATTAAAAAGAGCTGTTTATATAGACATGCCAAAAGGTTTTAGACTATACCCTACATTCACAAACAATGTTCATTGTCACTATATACGAAGACCTGAAAAAGTAAACTGGGGATATGTTGTTGCTAACGACAACGCTTTGTATGACCCAAGTACATCAAAAGATTTTCAACTACATCCTTCTGAAGAAAACAATTTAATTATAAAAGTTCTAGCTTTAGCTGGAATAGCTATAAATGATCCTACAATATACCAAGTAGCTACGGCAGAGGATAATAAAAATATTCAACAAGAAAAACAATAAAAAATGGGATTATTAGACGGTTTTATACAAAAACAAAATGAAGAAACTGCAGAAGGAGGACTTATTGATTTAGGTTTAAATTCAAAAATTTACTATGAAGGAGCTGATAGTGTTCAAAATAACGGTGTTGATAGCTACGGTAACTACCAGTTTGTTTCTTTAGAAGATGTTATAAATACTTTTATTGTTGCTTATGTTGGTGAAGATAAAATAATAAACAAAATAAAAAGAACTGACGTTGCTTTTCACGCACAAAGATCTTTAGCTGAGTTAAGCTTTGATACTTTAAAATCTGTAAAATCTTACGAGCTAGAAGTACCAGCAACACTAACACTACCAGTGCCACAAGATTATATTCATTATGTAGGTTTATATTGTGTTGACAGTAACGGTGTAAAAAAAAGAATATATCCAACTTCAAAAACTTCTAATCCTATAGCTTTTCAACAAAACACAGATGGTACATTAAAGTTTGAAGATAATGTTTGGAAAAACCCTAGAACAGGTTTATACGAAGAGTATGGTATTACAAGATCTTACGATTCATTTGGTAATCCTATAGCATCTGAAACACACAACCCAGCTAATAGCTCTTTTACATCTAAAACACCTTTACCACAGTTTGCTAAAGAGATTAGAGTTAATGTAACAGGTGATTCTAGAGCTTTAGTATCTGATCCTACATTATCAACTACAAGTCAACTTGTTTACAACTCGCAAACTATGCAAATTAATTTTAATGACACTCTTGATGTAGAGGTAGGTATGTCAGTATTTGGACCTGGTATACCATTAAATTCTACAGTTGCTACAGTTGGTGATTCTACTAGTACTAATTATGCTGGTACTGGTATTACTATAACAAACCCAGAATATATAGCAGATCAACTTTTAGACAGTCCAACAAATACAGCTGGTAGACCTTTAAACGTTCAACAAGGTAACACACAAGTTATTATTGTAGATTTAAACAAATTGTCTGACACTTGGAGTAGATATAAAGCACAAACTTCTACAACAACTAAAGACAACTATGAAGATAATACAGAGTTAAACAACGAAGGTAGAAGATATGGTATTGACCCTCAACACGCACAGAACAATGGTTCTTATTATATTAACGATAACACTGGTTTAATACACTTTAGCTCTAATATATCTGGTAAAACTATTATTTTAGATTACTTAAGCGATAGCTTAGGAACTGACTCTGAAATGAAAATACATAAGTTTGCAGAAGAAGCTTTGTACAAGTGTATTGCATACGCTGTAGTTTCTACAAAAGCAAATATACAAGAGTACATAGTAAATAGATTTAGAAAAGAAAGGTTTGCAGCTGTAAGAAAAGCAAAATTAAGGTTGTCAAATTTAAAGTTAGAAGAACTAACTCAAATACTTAGAGGAAAATCTAAACAAATAAAACACTAATACATGGCTGAGATTAAGCAGAATTTTTCGGCAGGTAAAATGAATAAAGACCTGGACGAAAGACTAATACCTAAAGGTCAGTACAGACACGCAGAAAACATACAAGTGTCTACGTCAGAAACCGCTGACGTTGGTGCTGTAGAAAATATATCAAGCAACATACAGTTGTCTGGTATTTTGTCTGATGATGGTAAGTGTGTTGGTGTGTATAGCAACGAAAAAGATAATAGTGTCTATTGGTTTACTGTTGGTGGCGCAATACCAGTTTCTTTTACAAATGGAGGTTTTAATAATAACACACCTAATATTGGTTTTGTTGATTATACTCAAGAACAATGGGACGAGTTTGGTGTTGGTTTAGTTACAAATGATAAGTGGATGTTAATATCTGACTTTGATCCTTTAAATCATGGTATGCAAATTGCCAATGGTTCTTTGGTAAGAGGAGGTCCTGTCCCTATGCCAGACACACCTAACAATAGTTCTGCTAGACAATTAGTAGATATTGTTGCAGGCGTTGAATACAGAGTGTCTTACGATAGAAGATACACAGGAGGAGTTCGTACAAAGACAAATTGGTTTATGGACTGGGGTGATGGAAATCAAACTATTGGTGTGTCAGAAGAATCAAGCGGTAACTTTGTAACTATAACAGACACATTTACAGCATCGGTTACTGGAACTATGGAAGCAAGGATATTTTTTATAGGAGATACAGAAGGTCAAATTGACAATGTTTCTATAACTTCAGTTAGCCAAATGAGCAACATATTAAAATACAAAAATGGTGTTGTAGAATATGTGTTTGTTGATATGGATAATTCTGTATTAAAATTTAATCCAACAAGTATAATAACAGGAATAAATATTATAGATAATTTATTGCTTTGGACAGATAATGAAACTGAGCCTAAAAAAATAAATATTGATCTGTGTATTCAAGGTACTGAAAACGAAAGAACAAGCACTAAATTAATTGTGCCTCAAAGAGATATTGATTTAACTTCTGATATAAGAGTAAGAGAAGAGCATATTACTGTTATTAAAAAAGCACCTAAAACAAAGCTTACGCTAGTTATGGACGTAGAAGAAGATACAACAGCTCTACTTAACGACATGCCTTTTACAACTCCTGCGTTTGGAAATCCATCTTTATATTCAATGGCGCCAGGAACTATTATACCTTTAGTTGGTGCTGGGCTTTTGTTCAATTATCAAAACTGGGGTACTTTTGTTAATCAATCAGGTCCAGCTCTTATGGTTGGAGATGAAATTTTATTGCTAGATGCAAATGCTTCTAACACACTACCAGAAAATTATAATATAAAACTAAAAATATTAGCAGATCTTAGCGGTACACCTAACGGTTTTGGTGGAAATTGGGGTAATTCTGTTTTTAGAACTGAAATTGTAGATGGCTTTGTTACTCTTGGTCAAAAAGACTGGTATGTTTATAAAGCAGCAAAACAAGAAGATTTTTTTGAAAAACAATTTGCTAGATTTAGCTATCGTTATAAATACCAAGATGGTGAATATTCTACTTTTGCACCATTTTCTGAAATAGCTTTTAAGCCAGCTGATTTTGATTATGAAACTAAAAAAGCATATAACCTAGGTATGCAAAATAAATTAAAAGAATTAACACTTAAAAACTTTGTTGAAACAGACATTTTAGAAGATGTTGTTCAAATAGATTTATTATATAAAGAATCAAACTCACCAAATGTATATATTGTAGAAACTTTAAAATACAATGATTATGGAAGTCCTACTAACAACTGGGAGGACAATGAATATCAAATAAATTCAGATCTTATATACGCTTTACTTCCTTCAAATCAATTACTAAGACCTTACGACAACGTGCCAAGAAAAGCTTTAGCACAAGAAATAACTGGTAATAGGATAGTTTATGGTAATTATGTTCAAAATTATGATTTAGCAGAAAAACCTGTTATTGACGCTACTTATACATCTAGAACAGGCGTTACTCTTAGCGCTGGTGTTCCAAACAAATCATTAAAATCTTTAAGAAATTATCAACTTGGTATTTCTTATATAGATGAGTACGGTAGAGAAACACCTGTTTTTAGCAATACAACTTCTTCTTTTCAAATTCCAAAATACGAAGCTGAAAGTTCTAATGCTTTACAGTTTACAGCTATAACGTCTGCGCCTGATTGGGCTAAGTCTTACAAATTGTTTGTTAAAGAAACTTCTAATGAGTATTACAATTTAGCTATGGATAGAGTTTACAGAGCTGAAGACGGTAATGTTTGGATGTCTTTTCCTTCTTCTGAAAGAAATAAAATTGATGAAGAAACGTTTTTAATATTAAAAAAACAACTAGATTCTGACGTGCAAGTTGCAGATAATTTAAAATACAAAGTAATAGCTATAGAAAACGAAGCTCCTGTAGAAGTAAAAACAGATACTAGCTTTGTTGCAAGTTCTAATGGTAACGGTACAATAGCAGACTTATTTACAGGTGACATGCCTTTAATAGAAGATAAGTATTTTCAAATTAACGAACCTGTTTGGAAGACAGACAACGGACCAAGTATTGATAATTTTTCAGAAACATTAAGTATTAAATTTAGAGACACTGCAGCTGGTATTTCTTCTGATTTTTACGAAGTTGCTTATATAGAGTTTGAATCTCCGCATTATAATATAACTTTAAAAAATAAAATTAAAAAATCTGATAGTTGGATTTTTAACAACTTTGCTAATATAACTTCTTTTGCCGCTTCTAATTTAAATACTGATTTGTCATTAAGAATTTATAGAAACGTTGTAAAAGATCAACCAAAGTTTGACGGTAGATTTTTTGTAAAAATACTTAATGATATTTCAACTGAACAATATGTTTTGAGAGGTGCTAGTGACGCTACAACATACACTTCTGTTGGTATTGTTGATCTTTTTTATATATCTGATAAGAACGCTGGTTATACTAATAGTTTAGTAAGTTTAGCTGATCTTGCTAACACTGGTACTACTAGTAATTGGGAATCTTCTTTAAGAAGCGATTGGGTTAGTAATATTTTAAATTTTAACAACAACGAAAGAAGTAGCGAGTGGTTTATTGATCAAGTGTGGTATGCTGGTAGCTTTACAAGTGGAGATATTGAAAGTTCTTATGGATCGCCTAGTGGCTTTGGTAAAGGAATATACAAAGTTCCTGGTGGTGGTCCTGGTGGTGTAGATCAGTGGTATATGGAGTTGTCATTTTCATTAATTAATCCAGATCCTGATAGTAATTTTATAGAGTTTGGTGGTCAAGGTGATGCTTTAATACCTGTTGTTGATGGAAGTTATTTTAGAGGTAGATTAAACGAAGATATTATACGAGATCCAATGTTGTTTGCTGTAGGATCAAGTTTAAACCCAGACCATGAAGATCAAAACTCAGTAACTTCACAGCTTAAACAAAATAAATTATTTAAATTTGTAGGTGATCAAAATACAGACACAAAGTATATAATTAACGGAACTGTTACTAGTGAAAAAAGATTTAATTACATGCCTTTTACAACAGTTAGGGATGCAATGGATAGATTAGAAGATCCTCCTCAAGGTATACACACTGGCCAAACTAGGCTTGGTAGCAGCAGTTCTTTTCTAACTTTTGCAACTGGTGGAGGTAGTGGTGGAGGTGGACCTGATTATAGAACTCCATTGCAAGATGCTTGGAATGATTTTACAGAAGCTTTTAACAGAAGAGTAACTTACATTATTCCTTTTGCTCTTTATGACCAAGACCCAAATGTTGATTCAGCACAACAACCTATATACGAGCCAGCAAATCCTTTGGCAAATAGTAGTTTTGTTCATACTGATGGAACAGCATATACTAACTTTATAGATACAGATGCTGACTCTAATGGTTCAAGAGATGGTCATGGTGCTGACAACAACTCTGCTAGATCAGTACAATTTTTAGAAATTAGCGAAGGAGAAGACGATCAATTAGTTAGTGACAACCCTGCTGTTTGGGAAACAGAGCCAAAAGAAAATATAGATTTAGATATTTATTACGAAGCTAGTGAGTGTTTTGATATTTCTTTACATGGAACAACACAAGAGTTAGACTGGTTTAATTGTTACTCTTTTAACAATGGTGTTGAATCAAATAGACTAAGAGATGATTTTAATCAAATAGTTATTGATAAAGGTGCTATAGCTTCTTCAACAATTGATTTTGTTTATGAAGAAGAAAATAGAAAAAGCGGATTAATATTTTCAGGTTTATATAATTCAACTAATGGCGTTAACAATTTAAATCAATTTATTTCTGCAGAAAACATAATTAAAGATATTAACCCTACGTACGGATCTATTCAAAAGCTTTTTAGTAGAAATACTGATTTAGTTACTTTCTGTGAAGATAAAGTTATAAGAATACTAGCAAATAAAGACGCTATATTTAATGCTGATGGTAATCCTAATCTAGTAGCTACTCCAAACGTTTTAGGGCAAACAATGCCTTTTACTGGTGATTTTGGTATATCAAATAATCCTGAGTCTTTTGTTAAAGAGTCTTATAGAGCTTACTTTACAGATAAAAATAGAGGTGCAGTTTTAAGATTATCAATGGACGGTATAACACCTATATCTGATTATGGTATGGCAGATTTTTTTAGAGATAATTTAAAAAATGAAAATAAAATAATAGGTAGTTTTGACGAAAAGAAAAAAGAATATAATTTAACGTTACCAACATACAATCAAACAGTATCTTTTAAAGAAGATGTGAAAGGTTGGACAAGTTTCAAGTCTTTTGTTTTAGAGCAAGGAGCAAGTGTTTCAAATGAGTATTATACTTTTAAAAACGGTAATATATATGAACACCATAATAGTGATAATAAAAATAATTTTTATGGAAATCAATATGATTCTAAAATTACAACTATATTAAACGATCAAGCTGATGTTGTAAAATCTTTTAAAACTATAAACTATGAAGGAACACAGTCGTATGTAAATGTTAATTTAAATGATAATAACTACTACAACCTATCTCAAAAAGATGGGTGGAAAGTAGAAAATATAAAAACAGATAAAGATATTGGTTTTGTTCCAGAGTTTATTGGTAAAGAAGGTAAATGGTTTAATAATATAAAAGGTAAAAATATAAACACAAAAGAAGATGTAAACACATCTAGCTTTTCTTTTCAAGGTGTTGGTAGACCTTCTGCTGTAGAGTATTTTGACGTACAACAACCTATCGATGTTATTGTTGAGGTATTTATGAATCCAACAATAGACCGTTGGTTTGTTATAAATAATAGCAATCAAACTCTTTTAAAAAGAGGTTTAACAGGTTCTAGCAACATGTTTAACGATCCAAACGAACCAGCAGGATCAACAATAAACCCTAATTTAATTGCAGAACAAATATTTGGTGGTAATGTTTATAGGCAAGGAGAAACAGTAGATGAAATAGTACAGTTTAAAATAAGACCTGGTATAGATATTTCACAAGGACAAAATACGCCTGTGCCAATACAAGCTTCTGACTTTTCAGCAAGACATCTTCCCCAACCTGGTCCTGATGGTGAAAGATCAAGAGCATTTGACGGGCTTGGTAATTTTATAGAAAACATACAAACAGAAGACGGTGCAGGCGGTGCTGTTGAAGACAAAGGTCCAGATGCTGTCGGTTTTATAAATTCAACTTTTAGTCCTATAAGTGCAAATGTTAACTTTGTTGATACTCACACGCCAAACACAAATGAAAACCATGTGTTGTTAAACGTACCTATTAAATTTACAGTACCAGAAACAGTCAATAGTGGTATCAAAACTATAAGAATAGAATTATTTTTAGAATATCAAAGTCTTAATCAATGAAATATATAAATACATTTAACATAAATTTAAATCCAATACAAGGTAAAGGAGAGTCTAGAACATACGAGATACAAGGTGATAAAGACGCTGTTTTTAGTATGATAATATTAAATGAAGACGGACACTATTATAATTTTCCTGAAAATACTATTGTTAATGAGCAATTAGACACTACTACACCTTCAGGAAGTTTTTCAGCAACACCTACTAGGTTATCTAAAAAAACTATTGGTAGCTCCGGTACTTATATTGGAACAATACATTTTCCAAGTGTTAGTGATGATGATGAGTATTATATAGTTTTACAAGCAGATGCTACTTCAAATACGTTTTTTTCACAAGGATTATCAAACGCAAACGACAGTAATGAATCAATATATAGAGTTGCAAAAATTGATCAATACTTAGACACTACATTAACTTTTTCTTTAGGTTCTACAGGTAGTTCTGGAACTTATAATACATTGCCAAGTGATAATACGTCTACTGGAATAAGTTCAACTGTAACTAGAAAGATTTTTAATTCAAAGTTTTCAATATCTTGGCCTGTTAGTTTAAGTAGTAGTCAATTTGTTATAGCTAGACAACCTGTAATTAATGATTTTTACTTTACAACAACAAAAGATACTTTAACGGCAGATTCTAGCTCAACAAGATTAGAATTAAAAGATATAAAAGGATTATCTGTTGGTATGGGTGTTACAGGTACTGGTATAGCTAGCAATTCAACAATAGTAAGTATTTTTAACGGGTATAAAGATGAAAACAAATCTACACCATTAAACCATGTTTATACTGTTCCACTAACCGCAGAAGGTGATACTACCGCACCTGGTACTGTAATTATTGATAAAAGCTCAACTTTTGTTGCTAATAGAACAATAACTTTTAAAGGTTTTGGAAGTAACGGTGCAGACGCGTTCAATGTTACAAGGTTTAAAATTAACAACTTTAAGTTAGTTATAAATCCAGTAGTAACAACAACTGATGCTGCTGTTTCAAGTAGCGCAACAATACCTATAACAAGCACAGATGGTATAAAAGCTGCTGAAGGAGTTTTAATGACAGGTATAGGAGTAACATCGGCCTCACCTCACGTTGATGCTGTTAGTAATGGTGTTAATATAACTGCTAGCTCAGCACAAACTATAGAAAACGGACAAACAGTTACTTTCACAGGTAGTAGTAGAGCTGGTACAATTACAGCTGATGTAGTAATTCAAACTTTTGGCGAAGACAATTTAACACTAACACTAGAATTAGATAATATTTTAACAGTAGGATAATATGAGAGCAAAATTAACTTTTGAATACGATTTAAACACTTCTTTACAAGTTGGCGATAGCATATGGTATGCGCCTACAACTCAGTCTGGTAGTCACAATGTGGCTTCTACTGATAATAATTTTGCTTTACTAGGTGAAGTAACAAGTATAAGCAACGAATATCAAAGAGCAGAGGTTGAGGTTGAAATGCCAGGCTTTGATTTACCAGCAGACTTAGGTTTAGTTTTAGATAACACTACATATATAATGTTTTCTAAAAGCAAAAAAATAAATTCTAGTGATTTAAAAGGTTATTACGCTGAAATAAACTTAGTAAACAACTCAACAGAAAAAATTGAACTTTTTGCAATAGGCTCTTCAATAGCTATTAGTAGTAAATAATGTGTAAAAAGTGTAATTATAAATAAATAAACAATAAAAATATGCCAGTAGGTTTAATTAAAAAACAAATAATACATAGTTCTGAAAAAGATTCTCCAACAAAGTTTCTTGGAAACTTGTTTGCGGGTAAGGGTAACATGCGAAGATTGAAAGGCGCTGAAACAGATTTTAAAAAACAAATGGAAATGTACAAAGATTTTGATTTTAAAAATCCTTATAAAGATAATGTGTATAGCAACATGCAAAACACTATGGAAGATTTGACTGTAAATCAACAACAAGCAAAGTTTGAGTCACAACAAAATCAACAAAGCCAAGCTAATATATTAAGCTCTATACAAGGTGGTGGTAATTTTAACGCTGGAAATATACAAGCTTTAGCTAACCAAGGTGCTGTATCAGCTCAAAGAGCATCAGCTTCTATAGGACAACAAGAGTCTACTAACAGAATGGCACAAGCAAGAGAAGCTTCAAGATTACAAACTATGGAGCGTAAAGGTAGAGATACAGTTCAAAGAGGTGATGCAATGGTTCAAGGTATGGAATTTGATAGACAGTCTACAATGCTTGGTATGTCTATGCAACAAGTTGGTAACGCTCAACAAGCTATTGCAGCTAACAAAGCTATGTGGGGTAACATTATAGGTGGTGTAGCATCAGCATTTACAATACCTGTTGGTTAGAGCGGTAATTAATTAAAGATAAATAAAATATGGGAGCAGATCAAAACTTAATAAAAGCAGCGTCACAAATGGGAGCACAGCCATTTGACTATAGCGGTATATTAAATGCTATAAGAGCTATAGGTCAGTATCGATCAAGTAAAAAAGCTGTTGTTAACGAATTAGTTACTTATGGTAATAAAAATTTTAAGATTAACGAAATGCCACAAGAAATTTTTCAAGGTGTTAACGGTGATCAAAACATGAACTTTCTTATAAATGCTCAAAACGAGTACTATAAAGCTAGTGAAGTTTTAGGTAAGTCAAGGTCTGGTAGTAAAAAATATAAAGATGCTGCTAAAAAAATCAATCAAATTAAAACCATGTTTGAAAAGAACAAGGCTGACGCTGAAACTTGGGCTAGCATGCAAGGAGAAATTGCTCATAAAAACTGGACAAATAGATCTGCTGGTATTGGATTTGATGCTGAAAATAGACTAGCTGATATTGTAACAAACCCTTATTCAGGTCAAGTAAATTCTAGTTTGATTATGACACCTAACGGTATAATGGTTCAGCAACCAGCAGGATCTGGAGATGACCCGCTAGCAAGTCCATCACTTGCAAACGAAAGTATAGATCTTGGCGGTTCAATGTATGTAACTATGGATCAAGACAACACAACTGAACTATATAACATATCTGATATAATGCGAGGTTATAAAGAAAATCTTGCTTATAAAAAAATAAAACTAGATGATGGATCTACTTTAAACATAGGACAAGAAATAGATGCAATTATATTAAAGCATGGTAAAAATGCTAAGCTAAGTGGTAGAAATATATTTGAAGAAAATTTAATTAGAAATGATTTTTCAATTTTATTTGAAAGAATTAAAAAATTAGGTCCTGACGGGTTAAGAAGCGCAGCTTATGATTATAAAAACACTTCAATTGATAAACAAACTGGTGTTGCAAAGCACGGTACTTTTGTAAATAGTAATTCTGCAAAAATAATGGGTAAGACTGACGAAGAGTGGACTAAAATGATAGATGAAAACGCTGCTAGTTATGACCCTATGTTTGAAACAGCTTCACCTACAGCAGAAGTTGCAGAAGAAATGAAAAAACATGTTTTAACAAGTGCTTTTTCTACTAACAACTACTCTATTTTAGAAACTGAAATGGTTCAATGGCTTGTTGACATATCTTCAGCTCAACATACGAACACTAAACCTTCTTCTACAGACGATAGAAGTGGTATAGTTATGGCAACGAATAAAAGAATATACTTTGCAGAATTTCCTAGTTTTGTAAAAACAATGAACCCAGACGCTGCTGCAATTAAGGCTGGTGCAGATCCAACTAGAACTGTAAATCTTGGTGGTGATACGTATAGATACGTAAAACAAACAAAAGATTATAAAGATCCTACAACTAAAAAAGTATACAAATTAAAAGGTAAAATGGCTTGGGAGTATAATTACAATGGTAGTTATGAGCCTATACCAGAAAGAGCTGGTGGTAGCGCTGGTAGTGGTAAATCTTTTTACTCTTTATTAAACAATAGACCAGAATTTGCATTTTTACTTGAAGAACAATTTAACTCACAATAATTAATGATTCCACTTACTCCACCAACGTCTAAAAGGACTCCTGAAATAATAATATCTGAGGGTGGCAAAGACGACAAAGAACATATTAAGAATCTTTTTGATATTAAAAAAAGTGTTACATTTAATGATGACACTTTATTAAGACAAAATGTATTTTCTAAGCTTTTTGAAGTTAATAGTGATTTTGATGGTAACAGACCTAGAACATTTAATGATATTGTTCCTTTGCCTAGTACAAGAGGTGGTCAGGTTCAAGAGTTTGACGCAGGAATTACAGGTCAATTTTCTTACGAAAACGATTATGACACGGATTTAAAAACTTATTTAGGAGAAGACAAATATGATCTTTTTAACTTATACCAAGAAAAAGGTGATTTAGATCTTGATGATATACCAGATTCGTTGAAAGATGATTTTTATAATATTTTAACAACAAAAAAAAGAGAGAGAGTAGCTACTCAATTAGATAACTACAATGACACTCACACAACGTTCAATCCTGTGCTTGCGAAAGAAACAATTCCTGTCAAAACAAAAATTGAGGCTATTACTTCAATAGAAGAACTATATGAAAGTCAAGATCCTTTTACTACAAGTTTTGTAAAAGACATAGATGTTAAAAGCACAACTACAAATTTAGACTCTGTAGTTGGTACAATGGACAAATATATGAATGCTTTTAGCCTTCACGTTGAAGATGAAATAAATGAGTATAACAGCTTGTTGAACGAATACAATATTCCAACTGGTGAAGATTTTGACGTTGAAAAAATGAAAGAGTTTTTAGATAACGAAACTATACCTTTTTCTACAAGAAAAAAAGTTTTTGACAAACAATTAGAGGTTGTAAGTGTTTTAGATGAGTTTAAAGAGCAAGCTACAAAAGCTGATGATGGTGCTGCTGTTTTAGAAAGTTTAAATAAAAGCTATAGTACAACTTACAGAATGGCTTTAGGTTTAGAAGAAATAATGTTTGAAGCAGTTAATTATGCTATGTTTGCTGGAGAGCTTGCTGAAAATTTTATTTCTACTGGGTCTATATATAAAGAAGCAAGAATTAGTAGTTTTAAAAGTTACCGTACAAACCAAATGAAGCAGGCAAACATAATGACTGCAGCCCAACGGACGCAAATACCTTTTACAGGTAAAATGGCTGATTTGAGTTTTCAAAACCTTGGTAGCACGGTGACTAATATGCTTGCTGATAATACTTTTAGTATTGTAGCTGCTTATAGCTATCAAGGACTTGCAAAAAGAGGATTACAAGCAATAGCAAAAAAAGGTCTAACAGCAACTTGGGTTGTAGTAGAAGGTGCTGGTAAATTAAACCGAATGGAAAAGTTGCAACAAAGTTCTGGCGCTGCTATTGCTCAACTAGAACAGTCAATTGCAGATCCAAAAATTACTCCACAAAATAAAATTGCTTATCAAAGAGAGTTAGAAAAACAACAAAAATATAGAGATTATAGCACTTCTAACAAAGCAGTTGCAACTTTATTATTTGGTGGTATAGCTGCTGCGGCTGAAAGAATTGGTACTATGCGTTGGATTGATGACATGGTAGCAACTAGTAAGTATATTGGTGTTAAAAATATTAAAGACGGTATTAGAAAAAGTGGTAAGTTTTTATGGATGTCAGCTGGTACTGAAACTATAGAAGAATCAGTAACTCTTTTAGGTCATAATATAGTTGACAATGTTGTTTTAGGAGAAGACAAGAGTTTGATAGAAGGTATGGACGCTGACTTTTTTGCCAATGTTATTGTAACATCTTTAGCTATAGCCGGACCATCTGCTAGCCAAAACATGAAAATGATAATTGGTAGCGCTTTAAAAACATCAACAGAGAGAAAAAGATATACAGATTTACTTGAAGAATATACTGACAACTTAGACATATTAGAAGACGGTACAAACCTAGGTACAGAAGGACTAGGTTTAGACAGAAGCATACTAGAACAAAGAAATCAAGAAATATTAAAAGAAATTGCAGCACATGATATTGGAGTTTTTGGAAAAATATCCGAGCTAAGTAGAGAAGAAGTAGAAGAAGTTTTTAATCTTGCTAGAAAACAAATGTCAATTTTAAGAAACTTTACTGATATAGGTTCTAGTGGTCAAGATGGTAAATACATTCAAAAAGAAAAAGAAAAACTTCAAAAAGAATATGATGATTTACAAGCTGAAAAAGAAAAGCTTTTAAAAACACCTGAAAAAAATAGATTAATAAAGCTAGAAGAAACTCACGGTAAAACAAATGTTACTACCAAAATGTATGAAGATTATGGCAAACACCATTATTTCAATGCTGTTGTTAGAGGTGTAATTAAAGACAAGGATAAGTTTAAAGTTATTGAAAACAGGGGTGATCTTGTAAAAGTGCTTGACGAAGCTATACAAAATGGTGATATATCAGAAGAATTTAAAGAACAAGTTTTAGCTGGTTATGATGGTACAGAAACAACTACTGGTGGTAATGCTACTTTTTTACCAAACGGTGCTATATTAGTTTTTGATGAAAACGTACGAAGAAACCTAGACTCTGCAAGTGAACTTGATAGACAAGACGCAATACAATCTGCAATACACGAGCTTGGCCACATCTTTGATATTAACAATAATTTAGTTGTAGATGGTGAAGTTGTAAAAGAGGCAAGACTTCTTGTTGAAGGTTTAACAGATCATATTAAAAAATTATTTGATCAAGGAAGATTAAAGTCAAAAGATTATTCAGAGTTTTTACAAAGAGTATTGATTTATAAAGAAATGAACAACGGCCAAGTAGATCTTGCAGAGCTTTTACAGATAATAGCTACAATGAAAAGAGCTAATATGATTTCTACTGAAGAAAGCAGTTTAAACTATTTTATAAAATCATTTGTTAACAAGCTTCATAATCTTAGATTTGGTGAAAACGCTAAACTTTTAGGATTAGAAACAACGGAAGACGTACTAAGGTATATTGATAATTTTAACAAAAGAGTTTTAGAAAGAAAAAATTTAAACGTGCTTCCACCAGAAGATCAAGAAGGCGTAATGCTTTCTGCTGGTACACAAAGAGCTCCTGAAAAGTTAATTAGAATAATAAAAAATAAAAATACTGATAAAACTGAGTTAGCACAAGCTAATTCAGAGTTGTTACAACAGTACAATGCGTTGGCTTTAACTGCTATAAATTTTTCTGAAGAATATGGTGATATACCTAGAAAAAACGTTGTATCTGCTCTTTCTGTTTATCTACCTGGTCTTATAACAAGATACGTTTCTGGAAAAGGTAAATTTTCTACATTTGTAACTGCAAATATAAAACCTAAAGATGACACTATATTTGAAGAAGCTAAAATACTAGCTATTCGTGATGGTGTTAAGCTTGATGATCCAAACATAAAAGATCTTGCTGGTGATGTAAACGATACAGCAAACACACAGCAAACTTTTGTTCAAAAAATAGATATGTTTGAAGACTTTAGTATTGTGTCTACAAAATCTGATAACATAAAGTCTAAAATAAAAGTAAAAAAAGGTGATACGTTTAAAGAAGTAATTAGTAATAACGCTGGTCAAGTTGGTCAAATTATATTTGATATAGCTGCCGATAAAATTATGAAAGGTGGTGCTAACTTATCTTTAGTTACAAAGTATAAAGAAGGTATGCCGATACCTGCTGAGGCACAGAGTATACAAAGAGTTTTTAGCGCTGGTGAAAACGCTAGTAAATTTCTTAAAACTTTACCCTTATTAAATGTTTCTAGAAAAACAGCTGATATAAACAAAATAGGTGAAAACATAGATGTATCAAGAGAAGTTTATGGTAGAGCTATTGGTTTAAAAGGCTTAGTAATGGATTACTTCTACGAAGACTATGTAGATACAAAAGCTACTAGCAAAGATCGTGCTGTTAAAAAAGACGCTGAAACATCACCAAGCGGTAGAAGTTTAGGTTTGTCAAGTCAAACAGATGTAAAAATATTAAAACCAGAGTTTAGAAACCCTACACCTGAAACTATTGAAAAACTTAAAAAAGATTTAGGTATAACACCTAAAAACCAACCAAACGTATATAATAGAGATATTGGTCAGTTTTTAAAAGGTGCTGCAAAAACTTTATCAATTGGCGTAGCATTATCTGGTGCTCAAAGAAAACTAGAAAAAGAAGGTGCTTCTAAATCAGATATAGCTAAAGTTACAACCGCGCAAAGTAAAGCTGCATTTAGCGCTGGTAGTAAAAAAATGGCACAAAACGTAGATGCCTTATATATAGTAGAAGGTGGTGCTGTAAAACTTACGTTTGAAGGTGATCTTGATAGAGTAGATAAAATATTGAAAAAGTTTATTGGTGAAGGAACTTACAAGTTTAATGATGAAACTCAAATAAGAGATTATTTTAACGATTTTGAAAAAACTGTAATAAAAAATCTACCAAAAAACATGTTTATGGGTGCGTTAAGCAGTTTTTTAAAACCTAGTAAAAGAATACTTCCAAATGATGGTAAAGGTGAAATTAAGTTAGAAGATGGAAGAACAGTTACTGTTAATGACTTTTTTGATGAAATGAGAGCTGGTCTAGTTGCAAGAAGTAAAAAAGATTATAAAGGCGAAGACAAGTTAGTTTTTGGTGCTGAGTTTGAAGGTGAAGGCGCTAAGTATGTATACGGAAAAACTTATGGAAGTATATATGGAAAAACAAGTAAAGAAATTGAAACATCTTTTTATAGTGATATTAGAAAAAATAATAATGCAATTTTTGCTAGTATGCACCAACAGTTTATGGCTAGAGTAAACAATTCAATAAGAAAAGACAATAAAAACGCTAAAGTGTGGGGTAATTATTTTAGTCTTGTAGGTCAAAACACAGAGCATCCTTGGCGAATGGGTGCTGAGTATGTGCTTTTTAGTAAAAATCCTATTGGGTATGGAAAAGGTAATAAGTTTAAATTATACGAATGGGAGCACGCTATGATGGCCACAAGATCTTACTTGTACTTATTAGAAACTTCTTTAGAACAAATTGATGGTGAATATTTAGACTTTGATCGTGCTTATAAGTTGGTAATGGAAAATTATAAGTTAATAGCTCTTGACAATTACGAAGATAAGACTAAGCTTGTAGGTTCAGGAAGACAAAAATCAATGGGTAAGAACTGGCAGTTTTTAGTAAACACTTGGCTTGATAGATATTTTCATCCAGAAGTTGCTGCTATTGAAGGTAAAAACGGGTTTGGTATAAATCCAAAAAATCTCTTTGGTGAAGGTAGACAAACAGCTGATCAAATATACAATGTAAATATTAACGGAAACATAAAATCTTTAGACACTCAGGTTAAACAAAGAAATATGTTTTCAAGAGGAACTAAAATGGCTAGAGGTTATACCAAAGATACTATTCCAAGAGGTATGAGCGCTTTTGACTTTGACGAAACTGTTGGCATAAGTAATAATTTTGTAATAGCAACTAAAGATGGTGAAACAAAACGTATAGCTTCTGATGAGTGGCCTTTTGTTGGTGATGATCTTGTACAGCAAGGTTGGAAAATGGATTTTACAGACTTTAACAGAGTTACTAATGGAAAACCAGGACCACTAATGCAAAAGATGAAAAACCAAATAGAAAAGTTTGGTCCTAAAAATGTATTTATATTAACAGCAAGAGCACCACAAAGTGAGCAAGCAATACACGAATATTTAAAAAGCGAAGGTATAAATATACCTTTAGAAAACATAACTGGTCTAGGTAATAGTACTGGCGAAGCAAAAGCAATGTGGATGCTTGAAAAGTTTTCAGAAGGATATAACGATATGTACTTTGTAGACGATGCTTTACCAAATGTAAAAGCTGTTAAAAATGTTTTAGAACAGTTAGATATAAAATCAAAAGTAGTTCAAGCTAGAGTTAATTTTAGTGCTGGTACTAAGTTCAATACAATACTAGAAGAAATAACTGGTATCGATGCTAACAAAAGGTTTAGTGCTATAAAAGCTAGAAAACGTGGCGCTAGCAAAGGTAAGTTTAAGTTGTTTATACCACCTTCACATGAAGACTTTGTAGGTTTATTATATAACTTTATAGGTACTGGTAAAATGGGTAATAGACATAGAGACTTTTTTGAAAAAACTTTAATAAGACCTTTGAATAGAGCTTTTAGAGAACTAAACAATGCTAAGCAAGCTATAGCTAATGACTACAAAGCTTTAAAGAAAACAGATCGTGAAACAGCTAAAAAGCTAAACAACAAAATAAAAGAAACAAAAAACGATTATAATTATGAAGATGCTGCAAGAGTTTATTTATGGAATAAATACGGCTATAGTATACCAGGTCTTAGTAAGGCAGATCAAAATTTATTAGTTGAAATTGTTAACAATGACTCTGAATTAAAGAAGTACGCAGAGACTGTAAGTATAATATCTAGACAAGATAAGTACGTTAAGCCAACTGAAGAGTGGGAAGTAGGTGATATAAGAACTGATTTAATAAAAGCAACTGATGGTGTTAACAGAGAACAGTTTTTTGTAGATTTTAACAACAACGCTAAAGAAATATTTAGTAAAGAAAACATGAACAAGATAGAAGCTGCTTTTGGTGAAAACGTAAGAGAGGCTTTAGAAGACATGATTTACAGGATTAGTAAAGGTACTAGAAGACCACAAGGTGTTAATAAAAATGTAAATAGATTTTTAGATTATTTACAAGCTTCTATTGGTGGTGTGATGTTCTTTAATATGAGATCTGCAATATTACAGCAACTATCTGTTGTTAATTTTATTAACTTTGAAGATAACAATTTATTTCACGCTGCTAAAGCATTTGCTAACCAAAGACAATACTGGACTGATTGGTCAATGATATTTAACTCTGATATGTTAAAGCAAAGACGTGGTGGTTTAACAATGGATGTTAACTATCAAGACATAGCTAGTTATGCTAGTAGATCAAAACAACCGGTAAGATCTATAATAAAAAGATTATTAGCTTTAGGTTTTACACCAACACAAATATCTGATAGTATGGCTATTGCTTCAGGTGGTGCTGGTTTTTATAGAAATAGAGTTAATACTTATATAAAAAAAGGTATGTCACAAAAAGAAGCTGAGAAAAAAGCTTTTGAGGATTTTCAAATTGTAGCAGAATCTACACAGCAGTCTGCAAGACCTGATATGACTTCATCACAGCAAAATTCTGTGTTAGGTTGGATGATACTAGGTTTTCAAAACGTTACATCACAGTATGCTAGAATAATTAAAAAATCTGCTAGTGATCTTATAAAAAGAAGAATATCACCTCCTTATACAAGTCAAAAGAAAAGTGACATGGCTAATGTTTCTAGAATACTTTATTACGGCTTTGCTCAAAATATAGTTTTCTACACTTTACAAACAGCTTTGTTTGCGGCTATGTTTAATGACGATCCAGATGATGAAGATCTTTTAAAGAAAAAAGGTAGAATATTAAACGGAACAATAGATAGTTTACTTAGAGGTTCAGGTGTTGGTGGTGCAATTATCGCTACATTAAAAAACATGGCGTTTGCTTTTGCTGGTGAAAGAACTAAATCTTATAATCCTGACGAAAGTAGCGTACTGGTTGAAGCGCTAAACTATTCTCCGCCACTTGGTATTAAAGCTAGAAAAATAGTTAATGCAGAAAAAACTTTTAACTATGATAGAAAAGTTATGGATTATATGGACACTTTTGATATTGATAACCCAGTATGGTCTGCAGCAACAAACTATGTTGAAGCTTTAACAACTTTACCTACTAACAGATTATATAGAAAAACTCAAAACTTACAAGAGGTTGCTAATAGAGATAATAGTACTTTGTCAAGAATATTTATGCTTTTTGGTTGGAGTAAATGGAATCTTGGTATTGAAGATCCTGAAATTCAAAGAATAAGAACTATTACTAAAAGACGAAAAAATCGAAAACAATTATGAAGAAACTAATAATAATAATGTGTATAGCACTGGTTGCTTGTGCGGCGCCGAAAAAATGTTGTTCACAAAATTTAAAAAAGTATTTTAAATTTGCTACGTTTTATGCCGCTGCGAACGGTGGTAACTCTATATCAGATATAGATGTATTTTCTGTTAACAATGGTTTAGAAACTGTAACAGTAGAAACTCCATATGACTACAACTTAGCTCTTGGCGTGCGTAAAATTGCTAGATTTGGTTACGAAAACAGAGCACAAACGTTTTATGATGGTACAGAACAGTCGTGGTCAGACGGCGCTAACGTAGGTAAAGTACGTGGCTTAGAATTTTTATTTGAAGTAGATTACAAAAGACAACAAGGTAATGAGTATTTAGATCAACATCACTTTGTAAGATTTGTAGATGATAAGTATATATTAAAAGGTGAATACCTAGAAGATGGTTTTGCTGACATCAAATACTTTGAGACATCGGAAAGATATAGATATAAAGTTAATGACAAATTGTCTTTTAATGCTGGGCTTGCTCAAAGGTTATCCGAACCGTACGGATATAATCCTTTGGCTGAGTGGATGCTAAGCAATGGCAATATACATTACACTTACCTAGCACTGCAAGAAGGCTATAATGTCAATGTAGCTGCTAGTGAGTATTTTTCTCCTGATGGAGAACTCGTTGCTACAAGCAAAGAGATTTGGGAAGAAGTTGTAATACCAGGCGTGCTAGCAAGTTATACAGAAAGAAAACGCAATGAACTAGATCAAATAATACAACACTCTGTTGTTTTAGGTTTTGATTACTACCGTTACACAAAATCATTTTGGTCACATGCTTGGGCTAACGTTATGCCTTATCATTTAGACGGAGGTAACAATTACTCTTATCATAAATACGAGGGTAGTCAATGGCTTGATTACAGTGGTGGTATCATACTTGGTTATAAAATAAATAAACACTTAGGTACTTTTGTTGAAGGTAAATACAATAAGTACTGGAATAGAGAGTGGTATGACTTTAAGTTTGGTGTAAATTATGTAATATTTTAACTATACTCAAAACTAAGAAAATGGCAAACGATTTAAATGAAAATACAGGTTTTAATATAAGTATAAAAACACTAATAGCTGTTGGCTTTGCCATGGCAACTATTATAGGTATGTGGTTTGCTTTACAAGCAGATATAGCTGAGGCAAAAGAGCTGCCTAAACCAGATATTACTCGCATGGAATTTAATATGAAAGATGTTAACGTACGTCAATCTATAGAAAACACAGAAAAAGCTGTAGAAGAGTTAAAGATTGATATTAGAAGAATGGAAGATAAGATCGATAAACTTAGATAAAATTAAATGAAAAAATTATTACTAATACTTTTTACAGCATTTAGTTTAAGTGCTAGCTCACAGATTGTGGTTACACATTTTAATGCCGAGTGGAACGATCCAAACAAAGTAGCATACATAGGAAAGCTTACTGACTGTGATATAGTATATGTAGATATAGCTAAAGCGCCTAAGTTACAAGAAAAACATGAAATAATTATAGTGCCAACGGTTGTTATATATAAAGATGGTGAAGAAGTAAAAAGGTTTCAAGCTGATATATCATTCAGTATGAAAGCTACAAGAAAAGAAATGCAAGCGGTGATTGATGAACTATTAATGAGTGACTTTTAGATTATTAATATTACTACTATTTGTATCTTGTGCTAAAGAAACTGACGACCTTGGCTATAGAACTTACATAATACCAGAAGGTGAACATAGATCAGGTAGTTTTTTTAACCACCCAGACAACTCTAGAATTAAGTTTCGTTTTATACTAGACGAATCGGCAGAGTATACAACTGAGATACCAGAAAATCAATATGATGTTAACAAGATATATGGTTTTAGCGACTTTGGCAAATCACATAAAAAATACTCTATAAGATTAGGTTGGAGATATATAGAAGGTAACATAGAGCTTTGTTGGTTAAAGCGTGAAAACAATTCAATGTCTTCTGGCTTTATAAGAAATATAGAAATAAACACATCGTACGAGGCGATGATTGATATAGAAACATTTTACTATACTATAACAATAGACGGAGATACTACAAGCGTAAGAAGAAGACCTGATGGATTTTGGGGAACAATTAGAAGGTATTACTTATATCCTTATTTTGGTGGAAACGAATTTGCTCCTCATGATATAACAATAAAAATTAAAGAATAAAATTATGAAAGAAAAAAAATGTATGTGCGGTAAAACAAAAGATGCTAACGGTAATTGTGATGGTTCGCATGCGTAGTTTACTAGCATTTATAATAGCTTTTTTAATAAGCTTTACAATGACTGCTCAAGGTAGTTATTGTGAAAATACTTTAATTAATATAAACCTAGATCAATACCCATCAGAAACTACTTGGGATATTCAAGACTCTTTAGGTAATGTTCTTATATCAGGAGGTCCTTATACTAATGTACCTAACTATCAACCTCAATATATTAATCACTGTCTACCTGTTGGTTATATGGCATTTACTATATATGATCAGTATGGAGATGGTTTGCAAGGAAGTATATGGGGTGGACAAGATGGTTCTTACTATGTAGTACAATGTGGTGATACTTTAGTTTATGGAGACAATCCCGCTTTTGGTTTAGATACTACTCATTATTTTGTTTCTGATTTCTGCCCGCCACCACCACCAGTTCCTGGTTGTACTGATGATGATTACTTAGAATATAACCCATTAGCAAATGTTAGTGATAGTAGCTGCAACACATTGATAGTTTACGGTTGTACTGATAGCACTATGTATAACTACGATCCACTAGCAAACGCTATGGATAACATTGTTCAATGTACTTACGATCTTATACTACACGATTTAATAGGTAATGGTTGGGTTTTTGGAACTACATTAGAAATATATCAAGACGGTGATACTACTGCTTTTTTTATGACAAACGGTGGTTTTAACCAAGCATTTACTATAGACTTGTACGCACCAGCTCCTGTTAGTGCTAAACTTTTTATTAGTCAACAAGCACAATTTACAGCTGTAGAATGTGGCTTTACGCTGATTGCACCTGATGGTGATACAGCTATAAGTGTTCAACCACCTTTCATACAGCCATTTGTGTGCTACGAAGGTTTTACTTATTGTGGTAATATATGTGAAGATATAGTATATGGCTGTATGGACACTCTAGCATTTAACTATGTAGATACAGCAAACACTGCTCAGAGTTGTTATTACTATCCAGGCTGTATATCTCCAGCGTATTTAGAATATCACGTTGATACAGCTAACACTTACTACACAGATATAAATGTTCAAGATAGTTGTAATACTCTAGCTGTTTTTGGTTGCACTGACTCAACAGCTTTTAACTACAATGATTTAGCTAACGTTGATAATGGTGGTTGCTTACCTGTAGTTACAGGTTGTATGGATGCTTTTGCATTTAACTACAACATATTAGCAAACACACCCGATACTTGTATTCCGTTTATATATGGTTGTACAAGTGATATTGCTTTAAATTATGACTCATTAGCAAACACAGATGACAACAGTTGTATACTACCTATTTTTGGGTGTATGGATCCTTCAGCACTTAATTTCATGCCACAAGCAAATGTAGATGATGGTAGCTGCATAGACGTTGTTTATGGTTGTACTGATCCTACAATGTTTAACTATGATCAATTAGCAAATATAGATAATGGATCGTGTATACCTTTTACTTACGGTTGTACTG